GCGGTCTACTTCTATTACTTATTCCCCGAATGCACTAATACTAAACTGTATCATGAGTTAGATTCTAAAAAGAATGTAGAGGTTTGGCTTGGCGATACGCAAGGTATGGCGGTGCTTGAGAAGGTAGGGTCAAGGTCGGTCAATGCTATGCACAAATCTTTAAATGCCACTTGTGAGGGTATCAATGATGCTCTTTGGCACATGAAGTGGAATGACTACTTCTGTACTGAATGGTGCGAATTTAATATGTCGTGCGAGAGTCAAATGTTAGGAATAGATGATGACCCTACGACTTTATATAGAGGCGAGGATAAGTGGTAAATATGATAGAATGTGCGAAATGCGATACTAAGACTGAGATACAGACCGATGCCATGATGCTTGTCACAGGACAAGTGGGTGGTGAACAGAAGATGCTTATTGTGCATACCTGTACTGCTTGCGGTGCTAAGTGGAGAGGGCATGAGTGACTCCTATGGAGTTGTTGACATTTCCGAGAGAATTAGGCTTAAAAAGAGCAATAGTCAGTGGCAAAACTCAGTATTCGTTGTATCTTAAAAGAATGCGAGACAAGACTTCATGCTACACAAGCCTATATTCTTTTGAACGGATAGAGGATGGTAAGCCGGATTATACTACTGCGGTGATTGATAGAGCATGGTGGGATTTTGATGCAGGGGAACGAGGCGGCATTGAACTTGTCAAGCAAGATGTTGCAGAACTCATCCGTAGACTTGATGGAGATATTCGATTGGTCGCCACTGGTAGAGGTTTCCATGTTCATCAATTGTTCAAGCAATCTGTCGTCGGACATCAATACAGGCTACCGTTAGAGCATTATCAGCGTAGAAAGGCTAAGGGTCTTGCTACACTTGATGGTGTAGGCTTCCCCGAAAAGATGACCCGCATACCTAATACTTACAATCCTAAGCGTGGTCGCTGGTCAGTAGTAGTTGACCCTAATGACTTTATCCAAGACCCACAGAATTTTAAGATACCTAAAATTCCACAAAAAATGTGCAGAAGTAAGCACCCTTATGGGATTGGTAATGGGAGTGGGTTTGATTTTGTTTCTTGGGCTGATAAGTATGCGCCCGAAGTAGAAGATTATTCCTTCGCTGAGAGCGTTGTGTTGGACGATAGTACCCTCAGTGCTGGGTCAGTACCTTTGATGCCTTGTTTGGCTCGTGGGGTGCATCAAAACAAGCCAAATCACCATGTCCGTGTAGCACTGGTTCAGCACATGGCCGATACCCTTAGAGATTTTGCTGACCCTCGTTCACTCACAACCGAGCAAAAGCATAAGATTGAGGATGAGATATTTGAGTATATCAAAAGTCTAAACTGGTCTAATTGGAATCCCACTGTATCTCGTAAAGGTATAAGAACTAATCTAAATTATAAGCGTGTCCCTTCTTGCGCTTGGTTTGTAGCGAGAGGTATGTGCGCTAAGAAGTGTTGGAGATACGATGGTACGGTAGAAATACCGGACAATATAGAATGACCCTTTTAGGCTACTGGCTCTAGGGATATACAATGCTCATCGTAGATGACCGAGAAAACGACCTGCTTAAACACAAATTATATGTTGCTATGGGTAAGCATGATGAAGGCGGTCATGTCAAGGTAAAGCGTCTAATTTCCGCTGATTACATCATCGGAGAGATTGGGATTGAAGCCAAAGAGATAAATGACCTGTATCATTCTATCATGGGGCATGGTCGTAGTAGAACTATTGTGGGACAACTATATGACCTCAATAAAAACTTTGAGCGACCTATGCTGGTAGTCTATAACACCAAATTAAAGCCGTATGTTAGAGGCGGCAACCGTGTAGCGATTGCTCGTGAGATGAAAAAAATGCAAGCGGTCATAAAAAAATTCAAACAGAATCTATTTATTCAATTCCCCAACATTCAGTATATGGAACTGTCAAGTATGGACGAGTTTGTTGATTGGCTTAGTTCTATGCACCATAACTTAAGAGTAAGAAATATGAAGGTAGCAGAACCTAAAGAGATAGCATCAAAGGGCAATCGTAATGTTGACCCACGAGTAGCGGCGTTAGCATCAATAGAAGGTGTGTCGCAACGGGCGGCACACGACTTACTTACTGAGTTTGGCTCACTCCCTCGCATACTAAGAGCGAGGACGAGTCAGCGTCAATTGATGAATACCGAAGGTATAGGCCGTCAAAGAGCAAAGGCTATTTTGTTCTTACGAGAACGCTATCCCGACCAACCGGAATCAAAGACCGTATGAGAATTCATTTGTCTTACTCTTACCACTTACTGACCGAGTATCACTTGCTATCTGTATATTATGGACTGATAGTGCGCTAACCATAGCAGTATCACTCCCTCGACCTGCTTCACGCTCAAGCAATAACTCTATTGTGTTACCTGCTATATCAGCACCACGCAGGTTTCCAGTGATGAAAACTACTGTTTGAGCAGACCCGTCCGTTCTTGCTTCGATTTGTACTGTTGACTCTATGGAATCCCCAGTCTCCACACAAGTAGCAGTAGCAAACACCACCGCTACCTCAGCACTTGCACTAAGAGTAGGTAACGATGCTCTACCGAATACCCTAATGCTGTTACTTTGAGGATTAGCAGGTATTCTTAAGTGAATCTTTGTCGAACCGTACACACTTACACCACCATCTTGACCACGACCAGCCAAAGTAAAACCGTTTGTACCCATCACAGCGTTACCACCTTCGGGTATAATGAAAGAGTCTATACTTTGGTCTGCATTAGTATTTCTTGGTGCTTGTGCTGGTTTCTTTTGACCCAAAACCGAAAACTTGTCGCCAACCATACTACTGTTGTTGAAATCCATACTACCCTTTATTCTATTATTAGCATTAGTTGATAAAGCAGATGAGCCTATAACCGGAGTACTGTTGTTGGAAGAATTACTCCCATCCGGTGTATTTCTTCTCGACGGTGCAGTAATTGGTGTTAAATCTTGGGTTCTACGAGTACCAATAAATTCATCACCAAACTTATTCTTTTCATTACCTTGCGTCGGCTTACCTTTATTGTTACCACCTCCACCAGTTGGGGGGCGAAGTGGGTGTGGCGTTGGTTGGGATAGGCCGCCACCTTTCTGTCTACCGCCAAGATTTACTTTAGGTAGTATGTAAGAAGCAAATCCTTCTGCCGCCCTTGAGACATCTCTTTCAAGACTTAAATTAAGCACTTCGGTTTCTCTACCGGTAATATTCCAATTTAATGACTTTATACTCAAATCCTCATTTGTTATATTTAATCGTGAATTAGTGTACTTTAAAGTAGTCCCTACTGTAAAGTTTAAGTCATCTGTAATGTTTAGTCTTGGGGCATAGTATTCTGCTCTCGCACCCCAATAACCAGCAGTTCCAAACCTACGAACACCAAGCGGGAAAATAGATGATGGGTTATGACCTGCTGAATATGTACCACCTTCCCAATCATGAGCATTCTTACGCTTTGTGGTAAATCCTCCGCCACATCGTAGTTTTACTAATGAAGCCAAATAATCATAGTTGACAGATAGTAATATTCTTTCGTTACCAGTTTGAGCAGTCCAGTATGTTGAAGGTATGGCTATTTCATACAGTCCGTTGGAATCGACAGTGACACTGGTTTGTGATTTAACAGTAGCCGTTCCTGTTGCTGGTGAACTACCCGATGGCTCAAAATCATAATCAAGCAAATGGACTCTAAACAAATATGTCCCGTTGTCAATTTCAGTACCGGAATTTAGTTTTTGTGATGCAGTTTCGGGCGCAATATCAATAACTATCCTCAAGCGACCATCGGCTTTTACTTTACCTGCCGCCGCTGTATCATTACTTGACTTAGGCATACCATGTGGGATATGAACTACTTGGGTTGCATAAGATACTGAGTTAGCACCATACCAATTATAATTATCTTGCGCTAAAACTGTTGAACCCGAAGGGGATGTCGAAGTACCTAATCTACCATCAAGAGCGTTTTGTATTCCTGTAAAGAGATTACCGCCTCTTAAACTCGTCCAATACATAGCATGGTCGAATGCATTACCACTAACACTTTTATAGAACGGAATAGTCCTTGATTGGTCGGCTATGTAACCAAAGCGAGCGTTGTATAGCATTCTATCGTTAGCACCGTCAAGCGTGTGTTTATCATTTAGTTTTGTTATTTGAGCATTTATTTGCATAGGTGTTCTCTTTCTCTTCTCAAACTCTTGCTTCGCTACAACTAATGCTTCGTCACTTGATGACAATTGAGGTGCTTGTATTATTTCCCATCTCGGTTTAGCACCTAAACCCACTTGCGGATAGTCTACATAATTACCTTCCGCACCATAAAATACCCTAACATTAGATATTTGGCTTGAGCCTTGTGTGACAAGTGACGATACTTTGATATTGTCGTCATTGAAAACAAACCCATTACCGTATGTGGGTCTAAATGCAGGTTTAGAATCCCTACTCATGTAATAAGAAAACACACTTCTAACGCCATTAGTATCACCGACTCCACTAACCTGTCTAACCTGTGAGTAAATATTTGATATTGTAGTATTTCTACAATCTACTATACTACCAAATGTATCAACAGAACCTATCTTACGCCACATACCTAAGTGAGTAGGTGAAGATGTATTATCAGTTGTGATTCTAATTTCGTCAGCGTTTAAAGCAGTCACCACATATTGAGTAGAGTAAGGTGGTACACTAATTGATGAAAGGACATTGTTACTTATGATTTCAATAGTGTCGCCAGTAACTAAACCGTGATTCGATGAAAAGAAATCGTTAGTCCCCGCTGGTGTTGCTGGGGGGATTGCTACTGCTGTTATGACACCAGCCCTACCGCTTGTCATAGCATCTTTTTGCCCTATATTCATAGAGTCGGTTCTCGGTATTGTACCTATATCGGGGATGCCTAATAAATTTGCTTGATTTAGCCAATTTTTAGTTAATGAATCTAAATATGTTACTCTAAATTTATCATGCTCATTGAATGTCATTGAGCCTTTATTTTTGATAAATCCTTGCATCTGCATCATCAGTCTCATAGGGAATATTGATGACGCATTTGCATAAACCACAGCGTCAGTATAGCCATTATCTTCGTCTAATGGTATTGGTATTACAGCCCCTTCGTGATAAGGGTTCGCACCAGTAGTAGTATTCTTATATTGTGTCAAATTAGGTGCTATCCTCACTCCTTTAAGTGGTTTATTATTTATTAACCAGTCGGCAGAATTACCGTTGTAATAATAATCAGTTATTGTCACATTGCTGGCATAAGTTTCGCTTGCTGTTATGTTTTCAACTACTATGGTATCAAATACACCAGTTCCGCTATCTTGCATATCAAGTATCGTGTGAATACCGTTATTAGAAGGGTTGGTTAGACTTACTAAATTGATTTGCATACCCTGTTGAAAGCCAAACCATCTCCAATCAGTAGCGGCCAATAAACCAACGAATTGTATAGTGTTAGTCCCCGAATCACAGGACACATTTAAACTTTGATTAACTAAAAAGGTAGAAGTTATTGCTATATTAGAGTAAGATGAACCGTCCCATGTATTAGGTGTGTTAGTGGCTGTGTCTACTGTGCCTAAATTGTCGAGCCTATTTAATTTGTAAGTATGTTCAGCCTCAATATCCGCAACACCACCACCAAGAAGTAGGACATTGGGTAACTCTACTCTACCTACCCAATTAGGGTCGCCAGTTAAGCAGTTATTATGAATACTTAGTCTATAAGTCCCGTCTATTGACGGAGTGGTTGTAGAGTTACTTATTTTAATAAAGTGACCGTCTCTTAAGTAGTTCAAGTCACCAATGTCGGAAGAGGTAGGATTACCTACTATGAATCCAGCATTATTAACGGAAACACCAGTGTATGGGTCGGTAGCGGTTATGGTCATCTGCTTACTTGCTACTTTACCATGAGTATTAAAATGTATGATTTCTTCTTTGCTTGCACTAATAATTTTACTCGTTTGCATTCTCCAAGTATTAGACCATACATCACCTTTATCAATTATGATGGAGTCTGTTAGTTGTATAGCCCTATCACCAAATCTAACTTCTTCTCTAAGAGTAGTAGTTTCATTATCAGTTAGGAAATGGTACGGACTCCAAGCCTTGTAGTTTGATATGTTTGCTGGTGTAGTTGTTGCTCTTTTCCAGTAATTATCTAACAAGATAGGGAATCCTTCTGTTTCAACAATGTAGTCATTTACTTCTTTTCGACCACCTGCTATTTGACCCGACATTCCGCCGTTTGATTTAGTGTTAAGATTGAAAAATTTAGAAGTATCTATGATTAAAAACGCCCCTGCCTTATCTTCCCAATTGTGATATTTAGAATCACTTTCGCTGTTTGAACCACCGGACACCGCAGACCACTTAGCACCTGTTAATGGGTCAGTACTACTCATTTCCCATATATCATAATCTTCGCCTGTAACTAAATCAACAAATTCTTGGCGTTCTTCACCGGAATCAGTATTTTGGTCGCCAAATACAAGAGAAAGTTCGTAGTTTTGACTGGTCGGTTTCATCAAACCGAATTCGTCTTTTCTAAAATAAGCATCTGCATTAGCATTACCATTGTTTCTCATATCAGCCCACAGTACATATAAGTGCTTAAAATCATCCTTCATATTCAAAACATTGACTCTTGGGTTTCCAAGTACAGTTATAGTATGGTTTAATTGAAAGAAATTAGGGCTGGCTAACTGACAAACTGTATTTCCACCTCGAACATTTGTGACTATCAGCGGCTCTCCTAAATTAATATTAGCACTACTCGTCCCTTCCCCACCCACTGAGACAAACGAATTCATAACATTATTAGTAGTAGGATTCCTCCAAAAGCAGTTAGTATTATTTGCGGCTTGGGATTGCCTTTGAGCAAAACTTTTTGCTGTTGCATCTACTTTATGACCATTTGTAGGTGTAGCAATCTGCTTGTTGTTCCAAACATAATCTACATAATATTGACTAAGACCATCATCAGTAGTAATGTCGTTCCAATTAACTCTATTAGTTTTTAACGGCGTACCATAGTATTTTAAAAGATGATTACCATTACCCGCAGAAGCAGATGAACGCCAATCATTTACATTATACGGTTCTCCTGTCATGATATTGATGCCAAAAGAATTATATGAGACTGGTTTGCTTAATGTATAGATGTCATAAGTAATAGTAGTAGCAGAAGCGTTGGGTTTTCTAACCTGTATCGGTAATTTAGTAAATCCCCATTCGTTGTTAAATATCTGCCATTGTGACCCAGTTATTTTAAAGACCCTGTGGTGTAAATCAACTGTGGTGGGAACTAAGGCTACTGCTAATGTGTAGGGATAGGATATATTACCAAGTAAGTGACCAGTATTATTATTGTAAGGATTTTGATTGTTAACAGTAGTGTAGGGATGAAGCCATGCTACTTGTATATCAGTATATTCTTCGCTATGAGTTGCGCTGGTGACTATCCCACTATCGGTTCTACCGTCACTATACACAAATTCAATATGACCGCCATCTTTAAGTGTTTCAGCACCGGCACTGAGAGTTAATGTAGAGTCACCTCTATTAAAATTAGATACAAGGGAAGTAGTTAGTAATGGTTCTTTTTGAATTCTACCAAATAAATGCTTGACCCATTGAGACTTAGGTAAATCTTGAATCCAGCGAGAATGTAGGCTTCTATACTGTGCGGCTGATGTAGCAAACGAATTACTTATTGCTTCATCCCATGTAGTATAGGCATCGTTAATTCCAAACCCATCTTCATCATTATACATTTGGATTGGGTGAGCAGACCTCAATCTCATTCTTGAATCTATATGTTCTTCCCAAACACCTGTACCATCTTCAACTTCGTTAAATCCTAAAGAGGCATTTCCAACTTCTAACGGACTTGCACCGAAGTAATATGTAGATATTCTGTTTTGCGAATCTTGCCTGTTGTATGCTACTATAGCCGTAGAATCAACATCCCCACTTTCTCCTAATTCCCATAGTGGTATTTGTCGATTCAAATTTTCAAAATAATCGGTAGAAGTAATTGTAATTGTCGGTGTTCTGTCAGCGGCATTGAATATATGATTCATACTTTTTAGACCACCTCTATAAAACGGCCTGTCTATATTATCTCTAAATGCTAATAGTGACCAGTCACCATAAGAAGAACCATTAAAGAATTCAAGTAATTTTAATGTATTTTCGTCGTCAGTGATATTGACAGTCATTCTGCTCTCACTATTTACTTGAGCATCGAAGTTCATTGTTGCACCAATAGGCGTTATGTTTTGTACAATACCAGTTTGAGTATTGGCTGGGAAATCATTTAAATGTCTACAAACACCTACTCTATCAACCAAGATAGTCGCTTTATTGACTGTGTACTCAACCTGCAATTCCCAACCATAGAAGTCTGCTGGAGTCCAATCTCTACCATCGGGATGTGCATTGAAAGAAACACCTCCGCCAGTCGCACCACCGTTTATCGCAACTTCATAATTTTGATTTGTAAAGTCAAGTATGAACTCGTAGTCATCCCACTTACCAATACTTTGACTATCAATAAAATCAGCATCCCAACCATCCAAGTTTAACATCGCACCGTAAGGCTTTGTAGTTAACAAATAATCTACTGCGTAAGTTCCGTCGGTACTGTCGCCACTTGTTCCGCTTGTTATACCAATTGGGTTGTTTGAATTACCAAATAGAAGTTTTGTTTTACCACCTGTTGATGGTGTGTTAGACATAGGGCAGATTCTAATTGTGAATATGTCATTATCTCCCTTACAATTCAAAGAGCCTTGATAAACCAAAGTGGGGATAAATCCACTTGCGGCACTGTTATAGATTTCTTGTACTAAGAATGGAGAACGACTTGGGCTATGTATGGGTGGTAGAAACATTGACGCACCACCCCCACCGGAGGGTGTGCCGCCAGTAACAACATCAAAGTCGGTTACAACTTCGCCAGTATAGACTCCCGCTAAATGAGTGTCTATTCTGTATGTAGGTGCTGGCGCATTATTAGGTTCACCAGCCGCACTGTTTAGAAAACCACCGGATTCATCGTTAATCCAAACCATATCGTCACGACCATAGGACGAATCAGTATTACCAGTGAAAGCATAATATTGACCTTGAGTATTGTAGCCATTACAGAATATCAAGAAACCTTCTTTTGGGTCTGCTGAGTCATAGGCCGCACCTATTAAACCAGTAGCCCCATCAAATTTTTGCCTGTTGGCGTTGGTTTTAGAATCGGGATATTGAATATGAGTAGTCCCTTCATACTGACCTTGATTGTACCATTCGGGGTCAAATGTCAACCATTCCCCTAATTTATTGTTGTGTAAGTATCTATCTGCCTGTGCTATAGCAGACATACTACTAAATCCGTTAAAATCAGCACCCGAAGCACCAGTCCCTCGTACGAACCATGCGTATTTGTATCGGGGATTGTAAGGTGATAACCCATTAAGGGGATTACCTGCGTGAGTTTCTATTGATTTCCAAGTGCTACCCATTATGTTTGAGTCGTCGGGGACTGCTTTAGCATTGGTAAAGTCATCGTAATAACCAGCCAACCAAAATGTCAATTTTCTTTCTGTTGTTCTTACCATACTAATCACTTTGCTTATCGGGCTTGGAATGCCCTAATCTTATCCTCTACTATTCTACCTATTCTGTCTCCGGCTTCTTGTTCGTTAAAGAATCCGTGAAACACATTGCTGACTATGACTTCTTGTTTGTTGTAAAGTACACCTACTCCTTGCGTGACTACTTGCTTGTAGAGAGAGCCGGTGACATTTCCGTACTTACCACCAAAGAATAATTCTTCTCTTGCGTTGCTAAAGTTAGTTAGGTCATCAGTCAAATTCTGTATATTATCCGATGCCGCATTTAACCCTAAAGAGTCATCACCAAGAGTATCATCTATTACCAGTTTTAAATTTTCCATCATCAACGCTGATTCATCACCACTAATAACTAAGTCATTCATCTTACGGATATTTTTAACTATATCCTTAAAAAATTGTCCACTACCCATTTGCTCAAAGGCTTCTAACTGTTCCTCAGTTAAAGTAACACCATCTTCAAGCATCATAACAGTCATTCTAATAGTTGTTTTTAGAGCATCTCGACTAAATACCATATTTCTTCTAAGATTATCAAGTGCGCCGTCACCACCTACGAATTCAGCCCCTGCATTTTCCATAACCTCATCACTTAATTTACCTACATCTCTCATGTCTCGGACGAAATCTCGTGTGGCTTGTCTTTCCTTCGTACTATAATTAGCCTCAAAAGGAGTGATTGTGCTTGTAAATGTGTCCCACCAACCTTCTGCACCTTTAGTTATAGTCATCAATTCATGAATGTTATCTACATAATCTCCCATTAAGTCGCTATCGGATGTACTGCTTTCATTCATTAATGCGTGTAGCAATTCTAATTGTGCCGTTATGTCTTTTAAACCAGCACCAGTAGTATCATCTAAGTCCAAAGCAGAATCCTTAATTGTCGTCAAGTAATGGTCAAGCAAATCAGTATTTTCCGACAACTCCTTTAGTGATATATCATCAAGACCTAATAGATTTGCTAATGCTTGATTACCTGCAAATAAAGTGTTGCTTCCAGCACCCTCAGTCAATAATTTTTGTTGTGCAGAAGCGACTGCCGTGAACGCATCTTCTAATTCCTCAAGGTTTTCAGCGGCTCTTTGCGCCCCTTTAGCAATCGCATCAAAAACCGCAGTAATCGCTAATATTGGTAAGGCTACTTTTAGAACACTACCTAATGTTTTAAACATTAATGTTGTGCGCTGTCCGGACATAGTCGTAGCATCAAGACCCATAGCCGTTGCGTGTGCGGCGTATTTTGTTTCAAGTAATTTTTTCGCAGAACCACCTAATTCATAAGTCATCATTGATAACTGCGCCCCCATACCTACCATAGATAATGTAGCACCAGTAGTCCCTTTTATCAAACCTCCCATCAAAGACGCAGTAGTTCCTAAGTTAGCATTGAAGTTTTGCCGTACCTGTGCCGCCTCAGCATTTGCCATCGTCATTTTTTCTTCTCTATTTATTTCAGAATCTATAAGCCCCGCAGTATCTTCCCTAATACCTTTCGCTATCTGTATGGCTTCTGCTTTCTTTGCCGCCGCATCAGCGGCATTTGTCTCAGCGGCAGTCATTTCATCTATTAGCGGCGTTAATTTAGCAGTCAATTCAGCATCGTCTCTCATCAACTCAACAATTCTTTCTCTATCGGGGATTGCTTCTTTGTGTAGTTCTGCTTCAACTGCTTGTGCGGCACTGAGTCTCTTATGCAACTCGCCACTATCTAACATAGCCATATTCATTAAGTCAATTACTTGTGAAGTCTGTATGTATCTGCCTTGAAAATCCTTCATTATCTTCTCAAAGTTTTTGAAATCCGTACCACTAAATAACCCTTCACCTATACCTGTTTTGAATGTACCACTCTTTAGTGCTTTACCTAATTTCTCAGTAGTCTTTAGCATACTGTCAAAATGCTTTTCTTGTTCACTACCCGCTTCTGCTGACGACCTTTGCTTTTCAAAAGACTTATCCATAATTTTGAGTTGGTCTTTCATTTCAGCAGTCATCTCTTTATCAGCCAGTATTTTTCTTATTGATACCTTGACTGCCTCGCCTTCTTGGTGTCTTATCGCCCTACCGACCATGTTAGCAGAAGCCATCATCTGTAATCCATCGTGCATAACACGATTTAACTTGTGATTAGTATGCAGTCTCTTTCTATCTTCACCTCTTATCCTTCCAGCGAATTCAATGTGGGATTGTAATTGGCTTGTCATAGCCCTTTGAGTTGCACTTTCGTCATTCATTACATCAAGAAGCCTTTGTCTTGAGTTAATACCCTTGTCTAACATATATTGATGCTGAGCATCTCTTTTAGCGGATATGCTTTCTCCAGCGGCGGCTATACTTGTTAATGCTTTTTGTGACGCTAATCTTTCGATAGCGGCGGCTTCCATTTTCTCGCCTCTCTCGACAGCCTTCTCTTCAATTTCAGCCCTCTCTTGGACTACGGTTTTCAAATCTCTTTGTAAAGGCAAAGCGATTTTCTTTAAGAGATTTTGCTGTTCCATGTGGTAATTTACCCCTTGAGTTAGTTGTTGTATTACTTTCAAACCTGTCTTTTCGTGTTCGGTCAAATCTCTTCTACCTTCATAATAATCCGCTTGCTTGCTGTGGAGAGTTCTGTTAGCAATCTCGACATTCATCATGCTTCTTTGAACGCTATCCATAATCTCCATACCGATACCAAGCGACCTAACTGCTATACCCAACTTAATGAATCCACCAGTCATTTCTAATGTAGCCTTCATACGACCCGCCATTTCACCTAAAGCACCTGTACTTTCTTGGATTGTGTGAGTCACCTCCATAAAGTCGGCTTTTCTTTCAGCCTCGCCAACCATAAACTCCCCCAAACCTCTACCGACAGCGGCTTGGTAAGTTTCGAGTCTCTTTTCTTGGATTTCTAATTGATTTGATACATCGCTAAGTGCTTTCTCGGCCTGTTCTCCAGCGTCATCAAACCCTGCTAAACCGTCTTTAGCAAGTTCAGTAGCCCTACCGAAATTCTCCATCAACTTAATGAAACGGACATAGTGCCTGTTACCAGCAATAATCTGTGCAATATTCTGCTTTTGCTGACCACTTAACTTGTGGAATCCTTTGTCACTTAACTCTTGGAGAATGTTTTGCATGGTTTTCATTTCGCCATTCTCTTGTCTAAGTTGGAAGCCCATAGCCTCTAACTTATCAGCAGTCCCGTTGATATTACCACCAAGACGAGCGTATGTCATACGCAAAGCACGACCAGCAGTACCAGCCTCTTCACCAGCCTCAAGCATAACTGCCGAAGCCGCCGCCATAAAGTGAAAACTATCTCCAGCCAATTTACCCTGTGCGGCGAAGTTTGTCATAGTTTGAACCAAATCACCTTCAAGAGCAACCGACCTGTTAGCAATTGTGTTAAGAGAGTTTAATGCTGTTGCCGAACCTTCTAACAAAATCGCTCGCTGTTGTAACAATCCTAATTGTTCAAACTCGGCTTGACTTCTACCTGCAAATAACACACCAGTCTGCTGTTGTAATTTGATTATACCCTTCTGCGCCTCTTCGGTAGTCAAGTCGGAAATCTCAGCAAGTATCATACCTTGCTCAGTAAGAATATCAACATTCTCCCTACCGATAAGATTAGCAACTTGCGCCGCCCTTGAACCAGCGGCCAACGCATCACTAAAGGTTTGATTATATGCTTGTCCTAATTGTATTATTGCATCTCTCGTTTCAATAATATCTTCCGCACCAAAGAATTTTTCAAACTCAACACCAGCCTTACCAAGTTCTACTGATAAGTCCTTGACCATATCTATGCCTTCGTTTATGACTGTATTGAAATCTTCAAAAGGCTTTAGCATAGCCTCGTAAGTATCTAAACCAACAGATTTCATTACTGTTCGTAGGCTTCTCGCATCAGTGATGAGTTTCTCAGCGTTAAACTGAGCGACAATGTTAAAGAACGCTTGGGATGCGCCAATTCGTGTCATATCATCATCTCCCCTATATCATTGAATGAAGCCGCCTTGTTTTAATAATTCGACTGCATCACCATCACTTAATTCTTGTCGGGCTTGACGGCGTTGCTTGCGCCTTGCCTCCATTGATGCCCCATCTTTCTTTGAATCGCCTTGTGCTTGCTTGACTTGCTGATGTATGCTGTCAAGAACCGCTAAGTCATATTCAAGTTTGTTGTTGCCTCCCTTCGTTGTATATTTCATTAGAAGGTCGGACGGTAATACGCCTTTGAAAGACGAGCAAAGAGCAGGTGCTACTTTGCTCACGAGTCCAAAGGGACTGCCGAATCATCAACCTCCGAATCGCCTCTCACGAAACCGTAAATATCCATGAGTGTATCACGGTCTATGAGGTTGATGTCTATTGGGTCGATGATGCACTTGGGGACTAATATTTCTAACTGGTCGTACATCCCAGCCCCTGCATCCTCAAGAGCAATCATAAATTCCTCTTGTTGCTCGTCAGTCCACTTCTCTTGGTCTGCACCAAAATGCTTAAACTTACGGAAGGTTTTAGCCAATACGGTTTCAAACCTTAGTCGTTCCATACCGGATGCTTGACGCACCCATATTTTTTTGCTTCCTATATCAAACTGTTTTTTTAGTACTGTCATCTTTTGTCACACTCTTACTTTTCTTTACTTTACTTTTCTTTTTAGGTGTTTTCTTTTCCACCTTAACTTCAACCTTTGGTTCTTCAACCACTGGTTCTACAACAACAGGAACTTCTTTCTTTGTTCCTTTAAATTTGATTTGTTTATTCTTCAACTTAAGACCCCCTCAAAGTGTGGAGTAGCGACCTGCGGTTGTTCCCAATGTCTCAAACTCAACTTCGGACATAGCCATGTTGTCATCAACAAGGGCAACGAAGTTTAGAGACATAGTACTTGAATCACGACCACTAACATTCATAGTAGGTGCTTCCCATCGAACCTTTGGTAGTTCAATCTTCAACACATCTGTTGCGCTTTGTGTGAACTTAAGAGAGATAGCAGGTTTAGTTAGAGTCCCGTCGTATTCTTCACCAGTAGTAGCAGTAATTAAGTCATACTGTGGGTCTTGGTTCGAACCACCAAGAGCAGTTCCGATTGAAGGTCTTGAGAACTCAACTGAGCCTGTGATTTCTCTCATTTGTGGTTCGGGTTGCCTAACATAAGTTCTGCTACCGATTGAACAAGCGTCATCGGTATTTAAGTTAGTAGATATTTCTATTGAGATTGACTTAATGTTTGCTGAAACTACTTGAGTTGAGTTGTCGGACGAAAAGGCAACTTCCCCTTCTGCAAAGTGCAGTCCTTCAACAGTAGCACCTGCAAAGGTTGGTGTAGCCAATGCGCTTACTGCACTCTCAGCCCTACCGTTAAAGTCAACGGACATTGTAGCGTATTCTCCAACGCTACCACTTACTGAAATTCTGCTTAAGCACATACCAGTGTAGGTGTGTTCCTTATCTTCACGACCTATTTCAAGTGTGAATGAAGGTAGGATGTGGTCTAAGCCTTCGGTCATGGTGTGCTTGTTTGAAGAGACTACATATTTAGCGGAGTTGGCTGTTGCGTTGTCTCCGTATGCACCGTAGAATAGTAATCCACAGAAGTCGTCTGCTTGAATAACCAAGTTAACTCCACCTTCGGAGTATTCTTTACCGTTTAGGGACTTAGCCGCACCGTATCTGCTCATATCTGCTCTTGTCATTAGGTCAAAGTTGTGTGCGAGTGATTCATCGTCAACTTCTCCATAGATTTTACTGCCGTGAGCAGTCATAGCAGATGCAGTTCCGTAATCTCTTACGCCTGTTGCGGTTGTGTGTTCGGGAGTAATACTTACATATCGGTATGCGAAATTCGAGGACATTCGGGATTCACCTATGTATCGCTACATTCGGTTTGTTATTTGAAGGTTATCACCGATGTAGCATATTTAAGCGTCGCATATATTCAAATTCTATACGATGAATACACACTACTTCGTCGTCATCTAATTTGGTGTCAAGGGATGCCGTGTAGTTGATAAGACTATCTGTATTCCCTTGAAGTCCAGTGTTAGTATAGATTTCATCAAATGCATCACCCATCAATTCAAGCCCAGTTCTGTATGAGTTCTTGTAATCAGTACCACGAGTAGTAATGAATAGCAATATCTTATATCGCTGGTCGATTCTCGTGCCTCCAAGAGCCTCGAAACTTGGGGATGATAACTCCCTAATTACTACATGGATTGTAGGCGGCGCAAGTCTGCTTATCATACCCGATGATACATCGTAGCCGTATGTGATTGATGAGTCATCAATCATATTCTTGAGATAGAATCGCTTGCTATTTCTTAGCAACTCAACAATAGAGAATGACATACGCATAAGCATATCGGACACAAACGGAGAGGTTGATAACTCATCGGGGCTGAATGCCCCGTCATTAGTAATGTAGACATTGTGAAAAGTAACTGAGCCACTATTACAACCCCACATACTTATATTAGTGGCAGTTCCCGAAGCGGCAGTAAAAGTATAAACTTGTGAAACCCCTGCATCATCTTCGATTATTTCATTGACATACACTTTACCGTTACCTCCACTATCAACAGTTATTCTTAGCATAATCGGCTTGGCTTCAAAAGAACCCGCTTGTTTCAAGTCTAAACCAGTTATTATGACTGGTGTCCCCTGACCCGATATTTTTAATTCGTTATCATTATCATTTGAATTTAAGACTACTCTATGTGTTCCGTTATCAAATACTGCTAATTGGCTTTGTGGGGCAGTAGGAGTATCGTTATATGTAAAACATAATACGGCAGTAAAAGCATCACCAGTAAGAGGTTGTTCCCAATACTGACCTACAAAGGGCGCAGGGTTCGTACATGGTATTTTCCAAGAGCCGTTAGAATCTTCTCCCGCCAACGGGTTATAAGAAGCACCGTTGCCATTGATTGTAAATTGTAGATTATCTTGACCAAAATAACTTGATGCTTGCGTTGGGTTGCCACCGTTCCATCGTGTAGTCCAAAATTGCGTTGTTGTTGCGATGCTCATGCGAATCTCTCCTGTAATCTCTCGATAATAATTTCCTCTATGTCACCCGATACTTCTGCTAACGCTTCTGCTAAATACCCAATACCATCATAAGCAGGGTATCTTGGTTTAAGTTTAGCGTTTATGAAATTACCAACACCAGTGCTACCTACCGCAAATGAAGGAGAGGGCTCTATTGTTTTGAATGTAAATGGGTAGTTGAATGATTTAACACCACCCTCCAACATTAGTGCTAACTTACCACCACGAGAACCAGTAACGCCGCCATCATCCATAGGCTCGCTACCAAATCTAACTTGTGCTTCTCCAGCGGCACTGACACCTATATCAACAGCAAGAGAGTCTGCTACTTCTCGAGCCATAAATCTTTTTCTTGGGGGGACTGAGGAATTTATCATTGATTGAGTTCTTGGTATCTGTCTCCTTAATCTATCTGCTATCGCATTAGCCATCTCAGCACCAGCATTACTTTCCATAAATGCTATCGCTCTATTGACTTCTGTAAAATCAAAAGATACATCAACTCTATTACCATCGTAATTTTTAGATATTTTATGATTAGGTAGATACTTAGCCATATCAAACACTTCCCAAATGCGCTAATCTTTGTAATTCTTCTAAAGCCCTTTGCCTTAGAACATTAGAACGCACTGGGTCGCTACCGGAGGTATGAAATGCCGTGTCATCTTCAAGATAGATTGATGCCGATAAATCTCCGCATATTTCTTTAAGGACTGCGGCCATTGTCCCAGTAGCACCTGTTGGTGCAGTTCGCCCATAATCTCGAAACTCTTGGTCTATGTAGATGGTAGCACGAGTGATAGCACTTGATATTCTTGATGAAGCACGAGTTCGCTGTGCCGAATCTAATCCTAATCTTATGGCTACATCTGTTTCAGTACAATATGTCATTTAATCACCCCATCATTACGCTTATGTCTATTCCTACTGCTACTGATAAAACGGATAATAAGATTTTTACTGTCGTATGTAGTTTTGCTATTGATACCATCATTTCAGTCTGTGCGTCTGTAATCTTCTCAAGCATTTCATCATGCTTGTCTAATCGTGTTTCGATATTGTCGATTCGCACATCTGTTACGCTCATTAACAATCACACTCAGTTTTTTCATCAAGGCAACAAAGCCCCTTTTCAAGTCTTGTGATTAAGTCAGCCTTGACACCATCAGCGTCAATCCCATGTTCCTCACATAGAGCAACAAGTTCTGCTTTCTTCATTTTCTTGACTTGAGATAGGGAAGGTAGGTCTTTAGCCATTTCTGCTATTTCTAATACTTCGTCAAGTGTTATTTTTCCGTCTGCCATATATTTCTTGTATAACTTATAGCCACGCTCTACTGCGACTATGCTTACACCGATTGCTAATAATGCTATTTCTATTTCCATATTTCTCATTCCTTATATTCTATTTGTTTTACTGCCGATGTCGGGATAAATGTAAAGGGCTTACTTTCGCCCACCCTATATAGGGCATACCCATGTGGTGTTTCTTCAATATTTACATTAGTATAGCATCTTTCGGGTGGCAAATAAACTATTTTTCCTTTCATCATCTTTTATCACCTGTTATCAAATCTTTCTTTTGTTCGCTTTCGGCCTCATCTAATTCTTTTGATTTAGCGTCAAACCATTCATCTAATAATTTACATCGTGTCATATCATTCACCTTTACCTTTTCCGCCTTCTCGACGCTCGCCCTCGCCACCGCCTAAAAATTCACCCGTGTTTAGGACTTGGTATAATTGGCCTATTAATGTGCCTTTAGCCATAAATTGTGTTACACCCATAAACCCTAAATCATCCACACTATTTTTTGATGCGTCAAATATCATCTCATTGTTTGTTGCTATCTGCCAAACGGCGGGTGCGTTTTCATCAATAACTTGTGTACCGAAACCTGTTTGGCTTGTTGGGTCAGTAGGGTCGGGTTCGGGGTCGTCATTATCCCAATATCCATTTCCTGTCGGTTGCCAAGTATGACTAAATCCCTCCGGCGGTGCAGGGACTCCTACTAAATCAATAACTACTTGTCCTATATCGGGATTGCCCGATAAAAACTTTGAGCCCATATTTGCCGCCGCCCACCTTCTTAATTCCGGTTCACATAAAACAAATGTTTCACCCATCCTTGATACTCCTATACCGGATTGTAACATTAAATCATGCCCTATAAATCTAATAGGACTACTGCTTCCTGTGCAGGTAAATTGTAACCCTCCCCATCCGACCACTGTTGGTCTTTTTCCAAGAGTATTAACGCCCGTAGCCATTGGTCTAAGAACTAAAGATAATTTTTTACCTACTGTCGGTACGGGTAAATCAACAAGACCTGTATATGTTGTGTAGTCATAGGTAACTGCTGAACTAAAGTTATAGCCCCATGTTCCGTATATAGCGGAAGTAGCGGTGCAAGGAGTATTACTATACAATACGGCTATTGTAGTATTAATGTTTATTGTAGTATTATCAACTACATATTCAACCACTTCTCCACCTCCACCTCCGCCGCCTGTTGATGAAATTTCAATTGTCTCATTTGCACCTGCATTTTGTTTAGTAAGAGTAATGTTAGCACCTGCGGTTATTTTATTTTCTAAAAAGTTCGGTGTTGTATCTGCTGATGATATCTTTACCTTTTCATCTACACCACCACCGCCACCAGCCGAGTTTATTGTTATTTGGTCGCCAAGAGTCGGGTGAGTTGCCGTAGCAAAAGTAATGTTCGTCCCTGCTAATAACTTATCTGTTAAATTAGAGGGCGTTCCATCGGAAGCAGTCGCTCCCACCTTAGTGTCTGTTGCATTAACAGTTAGAGTTTGATTTAAGGTTACTGGGTCAACATTTATTGCTACAGCAGTATTTGTCCCCGAAACTATTTTATTACCTAAGTAATCAGTAGTAGGGTCTACGGCTGATATTTTTACTTTTTCGTCTGCGCTACTACCACCACCACCAGCGAGTAGGTTATGATGAGTCCCTGCGCTATCTGTATAGTATAGGACATTAGGGGTGCTGTCATCGACCCAAATTGATGAGTTAGCACCCGAACCCCCCGATGCAAGGGAATAAGACTGACAAAACTCGTAAAAACTACTCTTTATGTAAGCACCATCACATATTGATAAAACTGGTTTTGGCACATCTTCCCAATCACCACGATAATCTTCAATTAGTATTTGCATTTTACTATGCGAATAAAATGCACCACCACCAAAAGAGAACTGCATTTTACCTGCTGTACCATGAGAAGGGGTAATGCTGTAAGCCTCGTCTAATATTGAGGAATACACACCATCTGCTACTTGCTTAAAGTTCCAAGCACCTTTGATATTGGGTCTTGTAGTTGAAGTTATGGTACAAGTCCCACCGTTACCGCCATCAATACTTTGGGTAGCATACCCTCTTAATGTAGCACCTTCTTCAACAGTTAATGAATTAACTACAAGATTTCTCCTAAGTGATATGTTAGCAAGTTTATTTTGATTACCAGTATTTTTTATTATTAAATTATACCAGCGAACATTGAATATACTCGAGTTACCGTAAATGTCACCATCAGTTGGTATTGTTACCGTACTCGTAGTGTCTATACTCCAAGTAGAGTAGCCAGTATCGAAGAGTGTTGAAGCAATAGTAAAAGTGTCTGTATTTTCTATCTCAAACCTTTTCTTTATATTATCTCTTATAGTGCCACTACCACTATTCCATGTACAGCCGATATTTACATCATAAAATTTAGCCGCACCGTGAATGTTTGAGGTAGGGGCAATATAATCTGCGGTTGCTGTGACACCAGTGGATAACTCAACTTTAGGATAGACCCCATCGTCAAAATACATAACTCCCAAACTTGTTTGAAAATCCATTATTATCTTATTTCTATCCTCAAAATTTTGATTATCCCCAGCCAAGAAATATCTTGCACCACTACCACTTACATACGCACCACCATTTATTGTAATAGTACTTGTACCGCCCGCTGTATTCTTAATAACAGAATCAAGGGTCATAAGAATACCCGAGCCAGTAAATGTTAAGTTGTTGCCACTCAAGTCAAGGTAAGCATTGTAAGTTAGTGTTGAAGTAGAAGGTGACGCAGTTTCATTAGTTAAGGCACTACCGACTGCAATCGAAGTTGCGGTCAAGCCAGTTACAGCATAAGTACCATTATTCGATGCAGTACCCGCTATTACTATTGACATACCTTGTCGTATTCCTAAATCAGCAGGGGCGATACCTGCAAAGGAAATAAAGTTAAGACCCGACATAAATGACATTACTCCAGTATGAGTAAATGAATTAAAACCTTCATACGATGTAAATTGTACTATTGTGGGGGAGGTATTCATTGTACAAGCCGCATTGCCTAAATTAGCACCAAGAGTTGTGGCATGACCAAAGAAAACATTGTCAGTAGCCGCTGGGACACCGTTAGAACCGCTACCGTCTGCTACTGTATTCCAGTTAGCGGCAAGATTCCAATTGGCTGATGTGCCATTTGCTACCCAGTATCTATCAGCCATTAATCATCAACTCATGTAAGGCGTGTCTTTGTAGAACCAGTAGCAAAGGCAGAACCCGATGCTTCGGCAATCAAAGCCACCGCCTCATCAGCCCGTTGCTGAAAAGTGATGATTTGTTGCTGAAACCTGCGGTCATAAACACTTTGCATATCTTCACTATAATATGACGGTACAGTATCAACAAGAATATTAAGGCAGTCAAGAGCAACTAAGAATTTAATTGCACTTTCCTTTAGAGTTGTGTCAACAACACTCTCAACTCCGTACAAAGAGCCACGAGCCTGTTTGTTAATTTGAGCAGTTCTAATAGTCACTAACTCAGTAATCGTTGCTTCATTCAGTCCTCTCGGTCTGTTGAGCAAGTCACGAATGTTATCATTAGTTACTGCCATCAGTAGCACCTACGCCCCATTTGTCGTTAAAATCTTTTGGAACATCAAGTACTATTGAACCTGCTGGTGGGTCTAATGACCTACCCATGATAAACACCATTTTAGTCAATGCTATTATTTCAGCATATTTACTATTGGGAATCCAATACAAGTTGCCAAATTCAAGCAGTCTTACCGGATGAGATTCATGCG